GAGCACTGCGAACGATTCGCCGTAATGACATTTGCAGAACGTCCCTGCAATTCCGATATCAATCATCAGTGATGGCTGCGCAATATAGACAGAGTCAGTGGCGCTGGTGCTGCCGGTCAGCGAGAAATATTCTGTCGTTGCCGTTCCGAAACACACCACCATGTCACGCCAGCTGGCGATACCCTGGATGCCGTCAGGCATCGATTCCGCCCGGTAAAATGGCCGATACTGATCCGGGCGCGTTTCGTCCTCCAAATCCGTGATGCCGAAGTTATCGCTGCCGTCCTTAACCCAGATATAACGGCTGCGGTTGTGGCAGATATCACGCACGCTGCCGATATCATATTGCGCATAGTCCAGTGCAACTTCTTCCACTTTTAGATCGACAGATGCCGCCGTTGCATCAGTGCCACCACCGTTAAATTTCCAGGTAAGCGTCACCACGCTACCAGCGGTTTTCTCTCCCGTAGCGATAACCTCTGTCAGATAAGGGCCGCCGCCGTCCGGTTTATCCTGTTTCTGTTCTGCCCCCCACTGCCCCTCGCTTATGGTTAGCGACTCTCCGGTCGTGCCATCAGATTTAGTCGGCGTCAGGGTGATCGTGATTTTTCCATCCAGTGATTCCGCCGGCACATAAAACGCGTCATCGCGGCCGTCGGCATGTGTCCAGGTGCTGAGTGTTTTTTTGTAACCCACCTGCTCAATGACGGTTTTCGGCCAGTTTTCCAGCACCGCCAGCGTTTTATCGCTGTATTGGTAGTAATAGAGTTTTCCACCAGCGGCGATGCCCTGGCTATTGTAGCTATGCGCCATGCTGACGCGGCCACCTCCCGGAATGGCCACGTTTTGCGGCTCGGTACCGGAATACAGCACACCACCAGCTACGCGGAAAACCGCATTCTGTTTGGTGTTGTATTCCGCCCCCCGCGAAACGCCGTCCACATCGGCCGTTTTGACGATGCCCGACATCGAATGCATATAGCCAGCCGCACTGAGCACGTCTTTTTGAACTGCCAGCATATTTTCAGGCAGGAGATCGACGTAGTCGGCTATGTCTGCCCGCTTGCCGGCGCCTTTAACTATCGGGAGTTGAATTACCGCCATTTCGTTTTACTCCGGGAAAAAATCGGGGGCCGTTGATGAGGTGATTACCGGATCCAACCGGCATACGTGCGGGATACTGCAGGCGAGGCGTTCGCCAGCGCGTCAGCCATTTTATAAGCCGTTCCTTGCCGAATGCGGCTTTTGCATAGAGTGAGGGGGGCGGCTCTGACCCGTAATCCACCACAATCCGGACAGCAAGATTCGTGATTATGGCGTTGTACGAAAACCCGGGCAGGTTGTGCAAATCGTCCGGTAGTGGCGCCACCCCAGCTGCGGAAAATGCGTAGCCCAGATCAATGCCGCGGCGGTCATCATCCATGCGCCATTCCGATAACATTAGATCCAGGTCTTCCAGCCCATCCTCCACTGACTGCGGCTCGACGTCGGTCAGCGTGGCGTTGCTGGCCAGCGTCGCTTTTCGCAGCGCCGCCAGCACGATTTCACCTTTAGTTTGAAGTTTCATCAGTAACTACCTTCGTCGGCCGACCGCGTTTTTTCGGCGCATCGTTCTCTTTGCCACCAGCAACGCCGGACGCACCATCAACAGGCTGTTCATGCTGTTCAGTGACAACGGGGCGCAGGCTCGGAAGGCGGTCAAGCACATCGGCAGCCTCATGACCATCCCATTCCTTGCCAATCTCCAGCTCGGTGCCTGCTGGCAAAAATTTGATCTCTGTTTCCGGTAGGTGGTAGCTAATTGATCCCGCTGGCGTATCGATACCTGCCAGGATCCAACCATCATAGTGCTCGCCATCACTGTGGACATGTGACCACCACGACAGGTGCGGATAGGCATTCATCAGCGTTGAGAACAGGCGCACGCGGTGCGTGTAAAGCTCGTTAAACGTGTGATAACCGTCCGAGACGTCACCCATGTCAACCGGGGTGGCATCACCGCCTGTAAGGGAAGTTGTGGCCGCATCGGGTAAAGGTTCTGGAGCCTTCACTGGAACGTCTTTTGGATTCGCATACCAGCCACGTGCCAGATATTCCTCAACGCGCTCGGATGAAACAACCTCGGCATGCATAGCGCGGCCCCACACATTTGTGTGGCCACCGGCTTTATAGAGCATTTTGCTCATGTTTTTCCCCACTAAAAAAGGGGCCGAAGCCCCAGTTAGGTTAGATGCTTTTATCGATTCCGATAGCCGATAACGCTTTAGGGTTCGATTTCTTGATGACCTGCCTGCTGATTCGCCAGACCCACGCCGATCGCATCAGGACGCGTCGCATTTACCGCGTACCAGAGCGCGATACGGCATCGACCGTTCAGCGTCGAGATATCACCCTGCGTGGCAAAAATACCATTCAGTCCGACTTCAGGAATGCTGAATGATTTGGTTTTCATGCCTGAGAACAGCTCATGTGTTGCCGGGATCGGCTGCGACACAATGCGGATCGCATCATCCGCCCAGAACACATTGGTGGTGGTGTCGGCAATGTTCAGGACGTTGAGAGCCATGCCGTCCGCCAGGCCGGTATTAACGTTCGCATACGCACGTTCTGCGGTAGTCAGTGCCGGATCGTCCAGCGCGACAGGTTTCGGGGTGATTTCCACTGTCGTGCCGTCAATGACGCGGGTGATTGAAAACGTTGCGTCGTCGGTCAGTACATTTTTTGCCATCTGAGCCAGGAATTTCACCCCAGCGAAGCTGATTTTATCGCCACGTTTAAATCCTGTGCTGGACGTCAGTTTCACGCGCGCAAAACGGTTGTCGACGTTTTCACGGTTGCCATCAGAGTCCAGGATCCACGCCTGAGGCTTAAACTCATGCGCGCCGGAAACTGCCACGCCGGTCGCCGCCGAGGCTTTCAGCACCGGCAGTTTCGGTGAACGCAGAACGTCGTCAAAGCCTGCAACCTGTTTCTGGATCTGCCCTTTTTTGTAAGCGTCCTCGGTCATGCGGCCATAAATGTCGCGATTGACCAGGTCATAACCCGCCTTTTTGTAGTCCTGAACGTTGAAGAAGTATGACAGTCCCGAATCACGGTTCAGCTCACGGCCAAACATAATCGCCTCTGCATCCGCAATAAAATCCCAGCCGCCGCCGGGTTTATTACTGATACTTTCGGTGTTGGTGATGACCAGTGAGCCCATTTCAGCTGCGGTTTTCGCGATGTTAACCTCAACGTTATTCGCGAGTTTTTTCGCAGCGGATTTGATGCGCCGGCGGTACGATGTTTCGTCACGCAGATCATCAGCACGCAGCGCGAAAAAGTCATTGTCTGGTTCGCCAATATTCACTTTGACCGCCAATTCCAGCAGGTCGGATTCTTTGCCGGTCAGATCCCAGCCCTCCTGCGTCGGGGACTCCATTTCGAGCGGCATCCAATGCGTATTGCCGGCGCGCTGCATGTTATCGGCCTGTGGCGTAAACTTTGCCGCCTTCTGCGCCATTGGCGTCATGTTGGTAACCGTCTCGATTATCTCATCAATGCCGTATGTGACGATTTGCCCTTCGTTAAGTGCCATATTATTTGCCCTGCAGTAAAAGTTTTATTTTGCGGTAAGTGTCGGTGTCGCCTTTGCTGGCGGCCGCCTCCATCTGTTTCACCAGAGAGGCGCGATTAGCTGCCGTCACCTCGCCTGTGATTGGCTCGTCGATGGAAGGCGCCTTGGATAAGGCTTTACCGCGTGGTTTGATCGTCAGGCGTTCTGACAGGCGGGTCAGCTCAATCAGTGCCTGTTGTGGGTTGAGCGTCAGCAGGTTGCGCACCTTCTCCGGGTTTGTGCCCAGGTGATAAAACATCGCTGCCGATTTTTCCGGGAACAGAGACATGATCTCAGCGTCCCAGCCAGGCGGCAGGATACTGCGCACCACCTCTTCTTTCTCTTCAAAATCAGGCAGACCCAATTTTTCAGCGGCGTCATAATGCGTCTTTGCTGCTGACGCAAACTGCGTATTGATGCGCGTAAATTCCTGCGTTTTACGGCCCTGCTCGGCAATCGCACTGCTACGCGCGTCCTGCGCCTGCATCATCCACTCGTTCTGTGCAGCAGTGAATGCGGCCATTGCCCGATTAGTGTCGTAATCGTATTTCTCGGCCAGCGCCTGTTCCGAAAGGAAATCGGTATAGGCAGGTTGTGCCGGTAGTTTGGGCGTTACACGCAATTCCTCCGGAAGTTCGCCGCGTTGTATGGCCAGCGCCTGCTGTTCCAGCTCGCGCTGGCGCTTACGCGCAATACGGCGCGCAGCAAACTGGGCGTTAGTCTGGCGAGGTTTTGCCGGGTCTGTAGCTTTCTCATCAGCATCCAGAACGATGTCAAAACCCTGCGCCTCATGCTGTTCACCGCCGCCGGTTTCCTGATGCTCTGGCGTGCCGGTTTCGGTGATTTCAGTTTCGGGCAGGGTTGATTCTTCAGTTTCCTGAATGGTGGTGGTGTCGGTCATGGTTTTCTCTCTTACTGAGGTTGGGTCTCGCCGTCTGGCGGAAGGCTCGCACCGTTGCCGGTGGGGATGTTTTGCTGTTGCTGGTTAGCAACGTCATGCATCAGCTTCAGCGCCTCGATCACCGCGTTGCGATCAATATTTCTGGCCTGAGCCAGCTTATAAATCGTGTCTGCCTGCGCGCGCTGCGCGTCCTGCTGTGCAGTAAATGCCTTAATTTCGGTCTGCGCCGTCTCGTTCTGCGCTTTGGCTTGTTCAGCCTGCGCGGCTACCATCTGCGCCTGAGCCAGCACCATGTTCGGATCCTGCTGACCCTGCCGCTGTGACTGCGCCTCCTGCAACCAGTTCTGCTCCTCCTGCGTCTCAGGTCGTTTAAGCCCCTGAGTGACAAGTTGTTTAGTGGCAAACTCACGGGTGATTTCCGTCCCTTTGCCATCCAACATCATCAGGTATTGCAACATGAGAACGTTCCACGCCGGATGTTCCGCCGGGATGGTGGTGAGCAATTCTTTGATTTCGGCGCGCCCGGCATCGCGCATGCTCTGGAATGACGGTCCGACATCGGTGTAACACTCATAGCGCCCGCGGATATCGTTTAGCACGACAACACGCCCGGTTTGATAGTCAACGGCCTGCGACAACGTCTGCATAGTCCGCTCGCTGTTATCTTCACCTGTCACGGTGATTTCGCGCGGTACGTCATACACGTCATTAATCATCGACTGATAAATTTCGCCGTCGCGCCTGATAGCCGTTGCCAGATTATCGAGGAAGACGAACGTCTCCATGTCCGCGCGCTGGTTCAGCTGGTTTACTGTTTCAAAAGCCACTTGATTGCCGTCCACGGCAGCGGCACCGACGCCGGTGTCCGCGACCTCGCGAACCGATGCGGTTGCGGCCTCCAGCAGCAAAGCGTTTGCCTGGGGGATTTCCGGGTTATCCAGATAGCCAATCGGCTGCGCTGGTAAATCAGCTCCGCCGTCGTCTTTTCTGTTCTGCAGATAGTAGGGGTAATCATTTTCCCCCGTGTACATGTACTCATAACCCTCGATCTGCTCCGGCCAGAAAATAGGTTTTTTCTGGGGCGTGCGGCCAACGATGTCAGCATTAAACGACATGATCATATTGCGCAGGCGCTGGCCGTCTTTGGTCAGCCGGACAATGCCCTCGAATACTTCCCTGTCTTCAACAAAACCCCACTCGCCATACACCGGCACGATCGGCAGATGTTCACCGGCAATCAGCTGGCGATTTTTGAGAATGCCAGTATTGGATAGGATGGTTTTGTAAACCCTGCGTCGCGTCACCTGACGTTCAGCGATTTTTTCCATCCCGCGATCCGCCAGTTCGTCGATCACGTCCCGGATATCGCGTTTGTAATAGCTGACCGGCTCGCCCGTAATGGGATCCTGATAAATAAAAACGGTCTCTTTTTTCTCCTCGACCTCGTAATACTCACCGATGAATAGGGTGTTATCCGTTTGCCAGTCAAATACGGTCGACGTTTCAGAACGGAACGTTGGCAGCTCGTCCTCATCGAGTCCGTATTTTTCGGCGAACGATTTCCAGCCAGATTTTGTCAGCGCGCTGATTAACGTGACGTGGCGCGCGTCCGACTTGTCTATTTCTTTAGCGTTGGCATCCCAGATAACGTGGGTGCAAGCACTGTGGATGGCACGCCGGCGGATAACCTGATTATTGCTGGTGGGATCATTGTCCTCATGTTCAGTGACAAGCCGCCAGGCACCAACCCCGCCCTCTATCTGCTCTCTGACAGCAACATTAACGGCATTGCGCGCCGAGTTATGGCGCATGTCAGTGCGATACAGCCCCATCAGTGTGTCAGCTGTATCCGGGCTGGCGCCATCCTTTGGTCTGTATTTCACGTCGATCGGGTTCCGGCGCATTTCTGCCACCAGTTTTCGCACAACGGGGCGAACAACGTCGAATTGCCCGCGGTACTGCAGCGTTGTGAACTGATTCAGCCAGTCGTCCCAGTGGGAGACGCGGGAGAAAAACAAATCATTTTTGGCTTCTTTCCGTGCGTCCTCACCTGCGGCCCAGTCGTCATCAAACTGCCGGAGAATGCTCTCCAGCCGCTCGTTTTTATCACTCATTCGTTATCTGCCTCGGGCTATCGGTCGGATCGGCGGGGGCGCTCGTCGCTGTTTGGGTTTTCGGATTTCTCGCAGGGTACGTGCGAACCGGCGCATCATGTAGGCATAACGCACGGCTGAAATCACATCGTCGTTCAGTTTGACGATTTTTCCGTTCTCGTCCCGGTGGTAGAGCCGGAATTCCTCGAAAAATGGCTCACAGGTATTGAATACACGGAATCGCGCCTCCAGCATCAGATCGCGCAGTTCTGCCACGCCGGGTTCTACCGCGTTGCCACCGTCTGGCCATGTCGCATGGTGGGGCAGCATCAGGAAACCCGCGTCAGCGTATTTGGCGCGCAGCTCCTCTCCGCCGCCCTTCTCATGCTGATAGCCATCGTGCGGCCACGCGGTCGGGATCCCCTGGCTCCAGGCCTTCACCGCCCCCCATGCCTGCACAGCCGTTTGTTCTTTTTTCTTCCAGACACGCGCCAGATAAATAACGTCTTCGTCTTTATCCCACCAGAGCTGCACATGTGCCTGCGGGTGATCCCAGCCAAAATCCTGCCCGTTGAGAACATAAAAATGCTCCGGGCATTCGAACGGCTGGCATTTGATCGTCTCTTCGGTTATCTGGAATATGCGTCCGCTGCCCATCGTCGGAATGCCGCGGGCACGTGCCTCACGCTCATGCTCCGGATAGGATGCAATGATGCGTTCACGCTGTTCCTCGTTGTAGTGGTCAGCGTCATAAATCGTCATGGTGACGACTTTCTGAGCCGGGCTGGGATTTTTCAGGAATTTAGTGACGACATCCGACATCCCCATCAATGGGGTAAACGTCAGGATCGAATACTGCCCATATTTGTTGGTGCGTGTCAGTCCCTCAGAATAAATCGCATAGGGCGGCTCCTCATCGAACCAGACGCCGTGAACCGTATCAGCCTGCCAGCGTGCGCGGCCCTGAGAATAGGGTTTGAAATAGACCAGGCTCGCGCCGTCCTCAGCCCCCGCCGTGTTGTGGTGTTTTACCAGTACGCGGTCAACTAGGCCGGGAAAAAAAGGCGATTTAACGTAGCTAATAATGTCGTCTTTGGGGATCATCCCAAACCCTGGCGGATTACCCTCATCGATGCGGCCACAGAGAATGCGCTGCGTCGATTTTGTCACGGTCTCATTGGTTTCGCCGCCCACCCAGAAAACGACAGGCTCACTGAACCGGCGGCCGCACCACTCTCCCTGATACGCGCCATCAGCAGGGTATGCTGCAGTGCCGGGATAGCGACCGGTGAGATGGAATGCCACCTCCGCGCCACCGGTAAAAGTTTTGCCAAGCTGGTTACCGGCCATGAAACAGCGCTCAGTGAACTCCGCGCCAGCGTCCAGAAATTCGCGCTGCTTGCCGTATGGCGTATATTCGAATAGCTGGTGGGTTTTGCGGTACTCATCCTCTTCCTCCAGCAACTCCAGCAGCTCTAGCTCCTCCTCCTCTGTCAGCTCATCATTTATCAGTTCGTCTGACACGGCTCAATAACTCCTGAATGCGGGAACGGCGTTTATCGCGATCCCCCGCATCGGGCGTCACGTTTTCGATTTGCTGCTGCTCTTTGAGGCCCAGATCGCGGGCGATGATATTTGCGTTCAACAGGTCGGCTGCTGCACCTGAGAATTTCTGATCGTAAATAATCTCCTCCACACGAGTGATGGTGTCAGAGTATTTTTCCATGGCGCGAAATGTGTACCAGGTTTGTCGGCTGATATCGAGAAATGTACAGAGGCCCATGATGGTCATGGCTCGCATTTTTGGGACGGGTTCCTGCGTTATATCTCCCTGGTAAGCAAACGCCTTTATCTCCCATAGCGGGTTGTCTTCCACCCATGCGAAATATTCACAGCAGGCTGACCACAGCGCCTCGGGGGTTTCGAATTTGGGGTTACGCCCATGACTGCTGCGGGCCTCCCAGAATCGGTTGCCCTTTGGTGCTGCCATATATTTCCTTTAGCTCTCAGTACTGCCAATGACGACCCGGCTTGGTTTACGGTTATTGGCTGCCGTTTTCAGATAGATGATTTCGATGTCCTTCAGCGTGGCTACATCGGGAATTATAAACGCGTCTTTTTCATACTCTGGACTCTGTTCGAATCCCAAAAAAACCTTGCCCTCTTTAACTTGGAGCGTTGCCGTTCCGGATAATGTAATGGGCACCCATTCATTTTCAATAAGGTATGATTTCGGTTCCAAATTAACCTCCACTTAGAACAATTCTCTGGATATAACGTGTTCCCCAATCCACAGGCACCACAACCTGCAGTTGCGTGATACTTGACGATAGCTGGAAAACCTCACCATATGAGCCGCTATAAATAACGGCCATATTTTTATAGCCCTTTGTATTAATCAGAACGGTAGCGGCAGAACGAGTGGTTTCTGCAGCTGTATCGTTAACGATAGGTGATGTGCTGACACTGCCAGACTCGATCTGAGCAAATCCGGCCGGAAAGGTGACATCGTCGCCAGCTTTAACAAACCAGCTCATCACGTAATCGCCTGCTACCAGCCATTGCGCATAATCTGAGCCCTGCGTCATCCAGATAGCTGGGGTCGCAGTGTCATAGCTCTGGCCATGCCTGATGCGGATGCGTGAGCGTTTTGTCGTTGTAACGGGATACACGAGCCGTTGCCAAGAGCCCGTCAGCGCGTAACGCGTTTTGGGAACGTGCGTGACGTTGTCAACGTCCTGTGAAATCAAGTAGGCATCACACGCAACAGGGATACGGCCAATTACGCCTCCATCCGGCGCGCCGGTCGTATCATCCAGAAGATCTAAATCATCACTTTTGACCAGATAATCAGACAGCGTGGCCGCGCGGCTATACGGCTGAAGGTTGGTCGCCGCCGGTTCTGGGGCATGGCGCCCGATGGCTTTGCCATTCTGATATTCCAGCGGCCATTCATTCACAGCCGATAGAGCCAGCGTACCGCTCTTACTCCAATACAGATGCGTAGGTCCGGTATAGGTGATGCGTGGATGCAGTGATTCAGAGAGCAGGTTTAACGTCAGCGGGGGCATCGGGGTGGCGAATGAATCACCAAACTCTATCGCACCGGGTATCCAAACTCCATCATGCGGATTGCTATTAATTTCTATCGTGCCAGGAAATTTAAGCATATTTCCACCTTATTCGGTATGGGGCATTGGCCAACTGGTGATATTCATACAACTACCCTGGTACGTTCTCAGTAAAAAGCCCCACCGATTGGCGAGGCTCTTATTGATGTTATAAAACTTAAAGTAATTCTCCTAATGGTTAGCTTAGTATGAGAAACGACTACGAAACTTACCGACCCAACTGATCATCTTCACAATTTTAAATAAGCGCAAAAGCTATCATTTCTGTTTTAAGGCCTTCTTATCCTTTGCGGAATCTATAATTGCCTGAGCTCTAACTCGTCTATTTTCTTTTTCTATATACCAATCCTTAATTAAATTTTCGATAAGATTAATTAACAACTCAGCCTCATCCGGATCAACATCAATAATTAAATTAATATCTTTTTCCATATGAGCGCCAATATTACCTATACTTCGTATAGCATCTATCGCATACCAAGTATCAGAATCGACCTTATCTTCAATTGCCTTTATTTCTTCAAAAAGATTAGGCTTATTGATTTGCCAAAAGTCTCTAATCATTCCTTGTAAACATCTTCTTGATAACGTAGCTGATGCTTTAGGAGATAAGCCTTTGATTAAAGCAGCCTCTCGATAATCTTCCAATATAGCTTGAGGTATGTAATTTGGAAATGTCTTTGCAATACCTTGTGGCTTTATTGTAAATATATCTAGAACGTCATTGGATTCATATACTAAACCGTGATAAACCTCACCTCTTGTAAGTAAGGTTTTAAACACATATTCTTTACATTCTGGGTTGGGACACAGCATAACAATGCTTTTGAAGTGTAGAGGACCATCTTTTGTATCTGCATTGAATCCTAATTCACCTACTTTATTTTGAACCGCACTTTCTGTTGCTAACCTATTGCAATAAGGGCATTCCCAAGAGGACATGATTTATCTCCTTTACGTTAAGAGATATAACACTAACTCTAATAGAATAAATTGTGAAGAGAAATTAATCATTACTGGATTAATTTTAGATAACTCCAGTAATTTAGTTCACAAAAACCAGCATCCACATGACCTATCTATGAAAAATTAACACCCTGATGCGGGTTTATCAGATATTCTACTTCAATTTCTGTACCTGCAACACTTCCAGAAGCACCTTCAATTAAGATCACTTTTATCAATGCATAGTTCCCATGCCTGTTCTTAAGCACGATGACATCATTTATATCCGGAGATTTATCTTCTGTTGAAATTCCATAACTTGATGCATCTTTGACACTACTAAAATCATTTATTTCTTTAGAAAGTACAGCACTCCCCATCAAATTGGGATTATATCGTGTGATTACTTGAACGGATGTTGGTGAGTTCGTTGAAAAACTGGGTTCAAAAGTTGCTTTATCGTTACCTATTGTAATTACTTGTGACTGGGAAAGATTTAGAGTAACTTTACCTTTAAGCCTGCTTGCTTTATTCCTAGCTTTGAAAGGCCACCATAATGTTAAGACCGGAATAAAACTCGCGCATCCAGTAACATATGGTTCGAAATTAAAGGTAGGAAATATTTTTAAACTTTCATTTATGCACCAAAAAACTGCCAGCACCAAAGTGATGGTACTTAAGATAATGATGGTCATTTTTTGTTGCTTTGCAAGATTGCCGCTCATTTCTTCTCCGATAAAACTTAAAATTGCTTTATCGGCAAACTTTATCAAAAAGTTAATATTATTTGCACTGTTCTCTGATGAACTGCTGTAAACCAGCTATCTGAATACTAACGATTACAAGACGCTCTCTGAGGGTGAAATAATTTCGTTGAGCGGTTTCAGTAAGTCGGGCGCTGGCTGCATCATCCATGCCGGCGGGGCCGGTGGCGGATTGTTTCTGGCAGGTGGCACTGAGCTGCAACCGGAGCTGGCCAATAGCAACATCATCATGCAACTGATCGATAGTGGCTTTAGCATCTGCTAACTCCTTTGTGTATTTCTCATCAAGTGCGGCCACATTGCGCTGGCGCTTCTTCATATCTGTGATGGTGTCTTTAGCCAGATTGAGACTGCGGCTTGCGGCATCACGCTGGGCCTGGAAGTCAATGGCGTTGTCACGGTAGTAAAGTGCTAACGAAATAGAGGTTGATAATACGATTAGAATCAGCAGCACAAGCGCTGTGAGCAACTTAGCCTTTAAGGTCATCACTGCTCTCCGCCAGACACAACGTACGTTCCATGTCGCGCCTGTTCATAAGCCCTCGCCACTTTCGCCCGCCAGCGTATATCCAGCGGCGAAGCTCTTCACAAGCACCTTCAACATCGCCTGAGTTAAGACGCCTGAGCAGGGTTGATTTAGAGAACGCGCCTGTGCCAACGTTATAAGTGAAGCTGTAAAGAGCGGCTCGCTGATACTCTCCCAGTGGCACCTTAACCAGGCTGTCCACACTCTTCTTAACCGGCTGCAGGTCATTCCACAGCAGGCGATCGCATTCGCGGTCGGTGTACTTTTTACCCATAATAATGTCACTGCCGGTATGACCATCGCAGACAGTCCAGACACCAGCAACATCCTTATACGGCTCGTATACCCTGCCCTCCATACCATCAGCTCCACCAAGAAACACGGATGCAATGAACATTGCTCCTGCACCTGAGGCAATCAGCAACTTATTGCGAAGTTGAGCAGAAATAGCCATCTTATTCCTCGCTTACATTGCCAGATTGCTTATAACCGCGTTGCTCTAACGCTCTGATTTGAGCAAGAGAAACCTTGCGTTTGAAATAGGCATTGATTGCAAACGTCATCAGCGCAAGCACAATGCCGGAAATTACACCAACCGCGCTCCATTCGTCCGGACTAAGACGACTCAGGATGCCGTTAGCTACAGCTGATCCCGCAGCTCCGTATGCCGCGCCCGATGCTAGTTTGCTCATATTTGGGGATACTCACAATCACCTCCGAATTACGGCCGGTGCTATTTGTAGTAAAAAGAAAAGTGCTTTCCAAACATCACGGCGATGTGGTACTTCCGCGTTAGTTTTGAGGCGACACTCAAAAAAAAGGCCCACCGAAGTGAGCCTTATGGTTTTTTATAAAATTCCTATTTCCCTGCTTTAACTCGATCCCACTCGGCTTTAAGACATCGCTGAGACACTTTTAATAGCCTTTCGATTAACTCAACGAGCTCTGGGTCAGTCTCATCGATTAAATCAGGCATTAATTGTAAGTCTTTTTTAGTAGCACAATGCATAAGCTTTTCAGTTAACATAATAATTGCTTTTGAGGTTAGCTCAGAATTATTAAGCATTAATCGAATCTTGAAATACTTCTGCCTTATTTCAGTGTCAGTTTTTAACCTGCTCTCAAAATAAAAATCTACTTTTTCTTGAGTACCGTTATTCCATCGCATACCTTTAACTTCTTCAATATGTGCTCGTCTGTAAAACACATGAGACTCACATAATGAACTGATATCAATTAACATCTGTCGAAGATCATTAATCCAGTTTTGCCGGTTAGTTGACAAAACCTGAGCACTGAAGGATTTTTCGGCAATTTTTAGTTGGGTTTTTCGAGCGTTATCTAAATCAAGTGCTTGTTGAGCCCTCTGCTCTTCACCTGCTTTATTGTTTTGTCTAATGGTATAAAACGCAATTGCTGCAGGAATTGCTGCGCCCACAACAGCACCTAAGACAGTTCCACTAAAGTTATCCCATCCGAAACCAGATTCAAGTTTTATTTCTGAGAGCTTCGATAAAGTGAGTAAAACATTATTGGTTGTTGAGGAACCATCAAGAGGGAACGGGATGCCTGGCCAAGTCATAGTGATTTCCTTTTCTTAAAAGAAATAACATACATGATTTTAACAAAACTGAAATGCTCAATCATTCAACTTGTGGAGGAGGCACTTAGTGGCCAGCAAACTGACCTCACAGGAAATGAAAACGTACTAAGCTCATTATTGACGTGATGTTCGGCTATTTTCGTCTCGTCGTCAATACGATGCTCTGTCTGGCTTCGTACAGTTTAGATATTTACTTTACCTGTGACCTTCTTCAACAACGCGTCAGCCTGCGCCTCCTCTCGGTGGCACTGGGTGATCAGCATTTCGTAAAATGGCTTAAAGCCGCGGCGCCAGGTGGGTTCGCTGATGGCCATTACGGTTAGACCAGCTGCACGACGCACGGCCTCACCCGGCAAACGTGCGTAGCCACGTCCGGTGCATTTTGAACATGTTTTTGTGACAGGTACGCCCTGAACCTTGCTCTGATACTCATCCAGCACCGTGCCTCGCCCACGACAGCGGCAGGCATTGCTGATGGTCCCTTTCCCACCACAGGACGAACAGAGCACCCGCTCAACCTCTCTGACCGCGCGTGTTTGCTCATAGTCCGCCGGACTGAAATTTTTGACGCCCATTTTTACCGAAGCTTTCACGAAATGACGCTCCCGGTATGGCATATGTGATTTTGTGGTAAAAATCTCTGCCTCGACAAATCCGGTACCGCTGCAGCAGCTGCATGGCCGCTTACTGGCTGCGCTACGCGTGTAGTCCTCATAGGCGAACAATGAGAACAGTTTCACCAGGTCGCGCCTGACAGTCTCATCCAGGGCGGCAAGCGCCCTGCAGTGTGGCGCTTGAGTCATCCCGTAATCGGTGAGCATGGCCACTGCTCCTTCGCTGGATGTGATGCCGTGCTTGGACAGGAACAGTTCAAATCCAAAACGTGCCTGGGCCTCAGTCAGCCCGAACGCCGCCATGACATCAGATATGGCCAGCCGATCGCCGGTTGTGCCGGGGGCATCATTGAGCATGGGTGATTTCGGCGAAAAATATTTAATCGCATTTTCGAGGTTCACTTTAGATTCTCCAGACTGTGTGCAGCCGAGAGGATCGCGCAACCGCCGTTCTAAATCCTGGCTAAATGGCGGTTGCATGCGTGAGAGCATTCAGAGGGCTGCAACGATGTCAGTAAAATCATTTTTAGCCGGTGCTGGTTAATGCGATGGGTGTCACTTGCGCCTTCGGTACCGAGCCGGCTGATAATCAACGTAGGGCAAATCCTCCTGCGTTTTATGGGTTACAAGCGCCCACAGGCGAATTAAACGTTCACCATCGCTGTAGCGCGGCTCTGAGCCTGTTTTCCAGTAGAATATCGATGACCTAGAGGCCACCAGCTGCCGGGCAATTTTATCGTGCGTGAATCCTGCACGCTCCAGATCGGTTATCAGTCGAAACCAGTCAATCTGCATAACGGCCCCCTGTCACTGCAGGCGGGCCAAAAAAAGGTGCCAATTTTTTCCCCTAAAAAATGGCACAGCGATAATCAGCGGCTGTTCAGGCCGGGGATGATTATAATCGCCTCCCTGCTGCGTCCACAATGTACAGACCGGCCATCCGGCACGCCTCTTTAAATTTTTCCAGGCTCGTAACGAACTCGTCAGGCTGCAGAACCTGACCGCATTTAAATGAGCCGTCCTCTTTCCTCGTAATTAGAATGGGCCTGTTACTTTCGTGAATACCAAATATCGCAGCATCAGGAATAAACATTTCGATACTTACCCTATTTAATTGATGATTACTGACAGGATCCACTAGCAGTCATTAATTAATTCAGATTAAACATAGCCCTACACAAAATAATGAATTTAACCTGTATAATACGCTCTGCTCTGGAGCGGCGTAATTTAGACCTGATCATGCACCCAGCCAATTGTTAAATAAAACCGGATTGATTTAGGTTAATTATTCGTTAGCTTTTTGAGGGTTTGTTTATGTTGCCTGACTTTACTTAAACCACCATGTAACGCAGATATATATTTTGTCCTGACTTAATTCTAAAATTACACTAAATTTAATTTCCTTCCGATATTCAAAAATTAAAACCCGCCAATATTTAAATAATTATTTAATTACTCCCGGCTGCTGGTGGGCGGTTTAGCGCCACACAGCTGCCGCGATGATTCTACCTGCCGTTAAAACCTTTGGGAATCTCGTAATCAACCAAGCCAAAATCGGTAACGTCCCGCTTTCCACGCCTGCGTCCAGCACTGGCGCGGCTGGTGATCAGATACAGCGAGAATTTTTGTTCCCACTGCACCTGGGCAAATTTCCCCCCGTCTGCCGTCCAGTACACGCAAAACTCTGTCAGTTCTGCTGCTGTGTATCCCGGATCCGGTCCAGTCAGGACACGGCCCCACTCTGCAGATCGCTGCCGGAATCCGGGATCGGGCTGCCAGCTGCTGTGCATCCGGATTTTGTCCCCAGTTTTTTCTGGTATCGAGTTATCCACAGGCGATTCGCGCGCGCGTTGTGTGTGTTTTAGATCTTTATCTGGATCTTTATCTTTATCTTTATCTGTCGTGACACGATGTGGCTTTGCGTGACATTTTTGTGACTTTTCGCCCTCTGTCATTTGTCGTTTTCCCTGTTCTTGCTCAGCCTGTTTGAGCCGCTGTCTTTCACGCTGCTCTCTTTTACGCTGAGCCGCTGATTTTGCTCCCGTTTTTGAGTCTCCAGCGTCTTCCCTTTTAGGCTGGCGCCGCTCCCATCCCGTGAGGTAATTTCCATCCAAAACACGGCCCTGCATCGCATCAATTACAGACCCTATGTCACGCTCGGTCACGTCGAAATGTGACGCGAGGTCTTCTATCGTGACATCAGCGTGACCTCGCGTGACCGATTGTGACGCACTTACTAACAGATGAATGTAAACAGCCTGGACCAATGCAACAGGCTGGCCAGACACGCGCGCAATCGTTCGCCATTTGGGATCGGTTGGCATGTCGTGCCATAGGCGTAGCCATGAGTTAGCCATCTAAAACCCTATAAAATCATATCGCTGTCATGGTGTTTACCACTGCCATTTTCATGGCTGCAAACGCCGCGATCGCCTGGTTAATTTTAGTTTCGATCACGTCAGCTGGTGCGCGCAAATGTACCGCGTTAACGGCCTGTATGCCCTCTCGTGCCGCTACAGTGGCCAATAGCATGGGATTATGCGGATCCGCTAACCGGGCGCGCCGTTCTGCTGGCAGTATGGCCACCAGCTCTGGCGCCAGCTGTTCGAACTGGCGCCGGTAGTAGTCCGAATTGCCACGTAAAGCGCGTTTGATTTGCTGTTCGATATTATGCAGATCACGTGCCGTTGCTGCTGATTCCTGAAAATCAGATCGACCTCTTGCAACGGCCAGAGCCACCGATTTCCAGCTAGTTTCTGTGACATAGCTCTCAATCTCACGGGCGATCTGCGCCCTGTTCGCGTCCATGCTGATTTTCATTAATCAGAACTCCTTTTCTGTTTCGTTTACGCTGGGCCAGACGAGCTAATTTGATGGATTTGTAAAAATCACTATCGAATTTCAGAACGCCGTTTGAAGCTCCGGACAAAATGGCTGCGGATCCCATAGGCACAACTCCCTCTTTGGTCCATCGGCTAACAGCGGCCTGACTGACTCCAGCGGCTAAAGCCAGTTTGGTTTTTGAACCAAAAAACCTTACTGCATCTTCTGTAAACATTATGCTCTCCTTAACATCAGTTAAGACTTTAAGGCTTACTAAACCGCAAGTCAACTTGATATAAATTAAGTGAATGAAAACAGAACTCTCAACAAGAATGGCAGCACGGCGTAAAGAACTGGGTTTAACCCAGCAGCAGCTAGCCAATCACATCAAAAAATCGTACGTCACTGTCTATAGATGGGAACAGGGCGAGGTTGAGCCCAAGGGTAAAAACCTATTTGCTCTCGCGTCAGCCCTGAAATGCTCTCCTGCATGGCTTCTCTTTGGCGATGAACAGACGTCACCGACTCCAGCCGATGAACTACCAGCAACGCTAAGCGATAGAGAAAAGCGACTTTTGGAGTTGTTTAACTTTCTTCCTGAATCTGAAAAAGAAGCTCAAATCAATGAGTTAGAATCCAGAGTTGAAAACTTCAATAAGTTATTTGATGAACTGCTGAAAGTTAGAAAAAGCACTGCGAAAAAAAATTAGCACTTAATTCAATTAGTTACCATTAAAAAACCATTAACTTGCACAAATGCAAGTTTTTCTGCTTGCCCATTAGCTTACCTTTAGTTAAGTTTATCCCCGTCAACACATCGCTGCACAGCGATAATCAAAAACGTTCCGCCGGCCCGGCGACAAGGGCAGTAACCGGGGACATGAAATGGAATCTATCGATCTGGGTAACAACGAAAGCCTCAAAACAGGCGTCTTCCCTGCAGGTAATGGCACATGGTTGGCCATGACGTTTACGCGCAGCAAGACGTTCAAAACAGAAGCCGGCGCCCGCCGCTGGTATTCACGAAACAGCAACGATTAAGGCCAACACCAGGGCCAAACCGGGCGCCGTTGGCGTCGCCGGAACCGTAACCGGCACACCAGTGTGTTGATCAAAGGCAACGCCTTTTATGAACTCACTAAACAGGGAGGAAAAATCATGATCCTTTACGGTCTGGCCGGCCTCATCGGCTGTTTCGTTGGTGTCGCTTTAACTCTGCTGGCTGTTGGCCTCACATGGGCTGCAGGCCGCAATAAGGGGGAAGAGTGTCACGGCAAGAAGCGTTAATTGCTGCGCGCAATAAAGCAGTGATCGCCAGTTTCCTGCGCGATCGGGCGATGTGGAACGAGGCGCTGCGATTGTATTTCTATGCAATAGGCGGCCGGGCAAAGAAGCACTAAAAATTTCAGCAACAAAATTCACTATGCCGATTTTCGGCAGGGATTTACACACTCGAAATTAAGGACATTGCTATGGAAAACGAAAATAAAGGTTTTATCGTTGGATTTAAGTTTTTGAAACTCGTTGATTATCCTGGGCGCGAAACGCTGGCCGTTTATACCTCTGATATTTTAATTGGCTTCATTTCCACTTTAGACGTAAATGGGGAAAAAACCATTACGCCATTTACTGCAGCAGGTGAACTTACGGAGGCGCATTGTAAATACTGCGCGGCAAAAGCGTTATTTTCAAATCACTATTCCATCCCACGTTACGCCTTTGAATGCGTCAGTTATGAATTAAAGAATAATATTTCTGAGCAGAAAATGAAGCGCTTATTAACTGCTTTTGCACTGGCCAGTTTATCGAATCGTTAATTTTTACAGGCCGCTTCAGCGGCCTTTTTGCATTGGGGGATTTATGCCAGACGAAATCAAATTAACTGAAAACGAGGCGCGCGTGTTGCGTTTTTTCCTCGAAACAGAATGGGCCGCGTTCGTTGATTTCAGCAGTGATTTTGACGAGAGAAACGGCGGGCTGGAATTTGCTAACCAGATTTTTAAATCGTTAGGCGGTGACGAATGAGCAGTTACGCATTTTTACTGAAGGGCAAACAGAAATTTCAGGTTAATAGCCTGTTTGTGCAGTTCGCCGCGGCAGACGATAAAACCGCCCAAGCGCGTCTAACCGAACTGCTGGCCAACGCTGGCCACGACCATAGGCACTATTTTAAACCGCTGCGCACTAACCTGCCGATCGTTAATGACCTGCCGACCGATGGCGTTTTTGACGATACCTGGTGCGATCGCTATGTGCTGGCCGACGATGGCCTGACCTGGACCAAAAAACCCGGCCAGACCACCCCACTGGCTGCAGCAGCGGAAAAAAAATCAGGCGATACGCTGACGCAGCGCGTTTTGGGTGCCTGGCTGTTTGAGCGGTTCGAAACGCTGACGCCTGAGCAGTTGAAGGCGATCACGGATCTACAGTTTGATGACGAAGCCACATATGCACAAAACTTGCTGCTGGCATGCCGCAACAGTTCTGTGCGCCAGCTGGAATTTGTCTACCCCTCCACCATGTTCGAGCTCGTAGCCGCAGCTAAATCTGTCTGGCCAGCCGACGGTAAAGCACCGGCATTTGCACCGCTGCTGCAGTTTATCCAGGAATGGCTGGTAGCCCATAACGACAGCGCAGCGCGCGCAGACGGCCGCATGACCATGCGCCAGGATGTGATCGAAAAATGGATTAAAAAAATTGGGAAAGGAAAGCCCCATAATGCGCCGCAACCGGTACCACAAAACGATGATTCAGGCCGCGCAGCTGCGGCGCCAGTTACTGCAGCAGCTGTGCCAGCGCAAACACTGGCAGAAAATACCGCCGCAAATGATGACGAAAAAGCAGAAATAGCTGCCGCCGGTGATCAGGATGTTCGTTCTATGGGTAACGGCGTTTATGACGTTTCCGCGCTGTTCGCTAACTCACGCTTTGCAGAGCCAGAAACGCAATCAGCCCAATCTGTAACGGAAACTGCCCAAACCGTAACGGAAATTTCCCCAGCCGAACCACCAGCGCCGGCGCTGGAATACCCCGCCTATTTCGAACCCGGCCGCTATGCCGATTTGCCCAACGGGGTTTACCACAGCGCGAACGGTATCAGCAGCACGATGGTTAAAGATGCGCGTGTGTCGTTGCTCTACTACTACGGGCGCCACGTTGCAAAAACGATCCTTAAAGAGGATTCGCGGGCGCTGTCTTCTGGCCAGCTGGTGCATACCATGACGCTGCAGCCGGAAAAACTGGCCGATGAATTTAACATCGAGCCAATTTTACCGCCGGGCGTGTTTACCACTGCTGCCAGTATGAAAAAGGCGATCGAGGCGTACAACGCCGTGTTAGAGCCTGGACTAAGCAATGACGAGATCAAACAGCGCATCGAGGTTCACAACGGCACGCTGCGCCAGCCGTTCCCGCTGGGTGGCGATGTGACAGAAACCGGCATGTTATACGGCATGCTGCCGGCAGATTTTCAGACTATCCCAGCCGAGCAAAAACACACTGGTGCAGCCATGAAAGCCTGCATAAAAGAATATAACGCCACGCTGCCGCCACTACTTAAAACCACCGGCACCCGCGACGAACTGCTGGCCACGCTGGAAACCATCGATCTGGAACTGGTGGCCACTGAGCGCAGCCGGCCGCAGCCGGTGAACACGTCCGGCACGAAAGAAGAATTAACCGCAACGATCAAAAAAATCCGTCCGGGCGCCACGTTTGCCGACGAGATTTACGCGAACTGGAAGGGCTGCGACGACGGCCGCACGCTGGTTACTCAAAAACAGATGCAGCACGCCAAAGCGTTGCAAGGAGCCCTACTCGCCCATCCAACGATCGGGCCGCTGCTGCTGCACCCCAGCCGCGAAAGTGAAGTTTCCTATTTTGGATTCGACGATGACACCGGATTAGAGCTGCGCGTCCGTCCAGATGCAGAAATTAATACCGGTACCGCGCGTATCGGTCTGGATCTGAAAACCATTTCGATGTGGGGCGTTAAACAGGACCAGGTTAAAGCGCGCCTGCACCGCGAAATTATCAACCGTGATTACCACCTGAGCGCCGCAATGTACTGCGACGTGGCCGGGCTCGACCAATTTTTCTGGGTGTTTATTAACTCTGACGAGGATTACGCCTGGGTGGCCATTGTCGAGGCATCGCCCGACCTGCTGCAGCTGGGCCGCCTGGAGTACAAAAAAACGCTGCGTGAAATCGACAACGCGCAGAACACCGGGATTTGGCCAGCGCCGATTACGGCTGATTATGTCGATGACCTGAATGATTCAGACCAGCGCCGGCTGGAATGGCTGCTGAAAATGGAGACAGCACAATGAGCGAAATCACCACTATTAACGCCCCCGCGCCACGCACGATCGATAACGTCTCGATCCTGACTAATGGCGATTTGTATAACCGCCTGCAGAATCTGGCCAACGTCATGGCCAACAGCGGCGAAATGGTACCGGCGCACTATCGCGGTAAACCAGACGCGTGTATGGCCACTGTAATGCAGGCAGCGCGCTGGGGCATGGATCCGTTTGCCGTGGCGCAGAAAACGCACATCGTTAGCGGAACGCTGGGCTATGAGGCGCAGCTGGTTAACGCGGTTATCACCACGATGGCGCCAACGAAAGACCGGATTCATTACGACTGGTTTGGGCCGTGGGAAAAGGTGATCGGTAAATTCCAGGAAAAGACCTCAAGCAAAGGCAATAAGTACATTGCCCCCGCGTGGTCATTGGCCGATGAAAACGGCGTAGGGGTAAAAGTGTGGGCAACGCTCAAAGGTGAAACTGAACCGCGTGTGCTCGAACTGTTTCTGTCACAAGCACAGGTGCGCAACTCGACATTGTGGGCCAGTGATCCGCGCCAGCAGCTGGCGTATCTGGCCGTAAAACGCTGGTCACGCCTCTACTGTCCGGATGTGATTTTAGGCGTTTACTCTGACGACGAACTGGAAGAACGGATCGAGCGTGACATAACGCCGGCGGCGCCACGCGTCGAGATTTCTGCCCTGGCGGATAGCGTCGCCACGCCGGCAGCTGCTGCAGCTGCACCAGAAACCCCCACCACCGTGCAGGAAACTGCACCCGCTGAGCCAGATTTAGTGCAGCAGCTGCGCGACGAAATCGAGCAGATAACCACTGTAGAGAGTGCCACCGCACTGCGCGCCAAAATCGAGGAACATAAATCAACACTGGGAATTGCGGCGTTTACTGAGCTGAAAGGTAAGGCCGTGAAACGCTACCACCGCGCAAATTCAATGGCCAAAATTGAAAATAAATTTGATGAACTGTCACCCGATTTAGCCGACGCGCAACAGAAATTTCAAGAATTGGAGGCAGCTGTAGCAGCAGCGCAGCGCCATCTGGATCCGCAGGAGTATAACCGCTTTGCCACTGCACTGGACGATATGCGCGCGGAGTATGTCGCATGAGTTTTTACATGAAATACCACGATAGCCCGCTGTATTACCAGGTGGCCCGCGAGGCCGCCCAAATTGAGCGCGACGGCGATTTCACGCGCGCGGCAAAAGTGTGGGCAAAGGCACACCGCGCATCACGTAACGCGCTCAATCAGAACTGGAGCGCGAACCGTCAGGATTTTTGTTTAATGCACAGTGTGCGCCTGCAGCGGCAAAACATCGGCCAGCCTTGTACTGGTGAAAAAATTGGCCAGTAAGCGCCGTTTACGGCGCAAACAATGTGAAGGAAAAGCCCGCCACGTGACAGCGGCGGGCGCTGTTATAGCAATTCGAAAACTTCACCAGAGGCATGGCCATCGCGGGCAAATGAGCATTTATCGTTGCCCGCATTGCGGAAAATTTCACATCGGCCACCAGCCTGGACGCAATGGCATAGGTTCGGCCTGGAAATAAAAGTAAGGAATAAAAATGAACGAGACAGCACTGATCAAAGAATCCGAGGTTATGAAAATGCTAGCAATAACCTCACGCACAACCATGTACAAATATGGAAAAATGCACAATTTCCCTAAACCGATTCGCACGCATCCAAAAGCCTATCTGCGCAGCGCCGTGGATGAATGGATTTTAAAAGGGGGCATAAACCAATCTACGTAGGCTCATTTTTTCTTTGCAGACTTATCTCAATCTTGTTAGCCAAACTAATATATTTGGCGACTTCATCAGGACTTGCATTGAAATCAAGCTCATGCGCGACCTTGTTTCTAATAAACTGCAAGTCCCTTAAAATCTCATACTCCTCAAAACTAATTTTACCCATTCGCTTTAATTCCCCTATCATTTTCATAGACGTAAAGCGGCTATTTTTATTGGCTGAAGAATTTGAAAAAATCGTTGGATAATTCTGAGAAAACACATCATATAGCTTGGCCTCCACACTTAGCCATGCTGAAATAATAGCTCCTCTTGGATCAATATTTGAGTATATCTTCTGATCAGGGGTTATTTCAAAGTTATTCATTCCATCATATTTTTCAGCAAACTCATGGAGTTCAAACTCACTCCCAGCAAAATTTACTTTTTTTAGTCTTTTAATAAGACCAGATAATTCATTCCTAAACTTACTTATCATGATGAAAATGACAAGAGGCCATGCTAAGCTGGCTATCACTCTAGCAAGAAAATCAAAAATGTCTTTGTAGGATAGGTACACCCTCTCCTTATTTTCATTCTCATCTATTTTTTTATTTGCACAACTTTCATTGGAGCGTTGTATTATAACTTGGGTAGTCTGAGTTGTAACCTCAGGATTTACAGTTGTGTTGTCATTATTTATCACATCAACTTGTGGGTCTTTCTTTTTTACAGCAGGAGGTGGGATGATATGTTTCTTAGGATAAGAACAAACTTTATCTTCAGCACTGAAAACTATTGAATTAAAACTTAATATGAGTAAAAAAACCAAAAATCCTTTTTTCATTCTTAATCTCTAATTTTTTTAATATGCCAGTATAACTTATCGGCATGAATCTCATAAGCTTTACGCTGTTCCTCCAACCAATCGTGTTTGTTGTATACCGCCATCACCCCGCCCAATTCATGCCCCAGCATCCGCTCTGTAACATGTGGCGCTGTTCCCTCTTCTGATAACCTGGTAACGAGCGTGCGCCGGAAATCATGTGCACGCCAGTAGCCTATATCCAGGCTATCCCGAATCCGGCCAATGTAGCGATTGGCAGCAGATATGGTTAAAGGTGAGTCGATATCCGCACCAGGGAAAAGAAATTGATCGTATGTCGTCATAGCCTTTTCGAGCAGCGGTTTTATCTGTTCGAAAATGGGCCGGCGTATGACGTTGCCCATCTTGCTATGCTCTTTCGGAACCGTCCAAACCCACTCATTAAGATCAAACTCTTTGCATTCAGACAGGCGCAGTTCTGACACCCTGGCACCCCACAGCATCAGCATCTGGTGAAGTAGTTTATTAGACGTCGCCGCCCTGCTGCGCTCGATACCAAGCCAGATTTGCGCCAGTTCTGTGTAGGTTAAAACGCGACTGCCAGTTTCTGACCTAACGCCTACATCACGCGGTTCAATGCGCATGATTGAGGCGTTATCTATAACCTGCCGACGGATACACCATCCGATTGCCGATCTTGCCTGCACAAGCAGCTGCCGCGCACGACGTGGATTTTCACGTTCTTCCCGCGAAAAAAAATCTACCCACTGTTTAACTGTGATATCACCAATGGCACGGCCGGGAAATGCGCCATTCAGATGTTTTAAAACTGTCGAGTTGTAAAGCGCCTGGGTTTTAGGGCGCAGAGCAACATCAACATACTGCTCTTTCCAATATGTCAGGCAGTCGCCCACGGTCATGGATTGTTCACCAGTGGTTTTCTCAGTATACCGGCGGGGATCTGTGCCACTGTCATACATAACGCGCAATTCGCTGACCAAATTCCTCGCGTCTTTGAGAGTCAGCGCAGGGTACCGGCCTAAACTCAACCGCTGGGCTTTACCGTTCCATCTGTAGCGATACTGAAACAGGATCACGCCCTTTGGCGATATGCGAACGCCCAGCCCATCCGCATCTGAAATTTCAGCCGGGCCGGAATATGGTTTACCATGTATAGAGCGTAATTTAGTGTCACTCAGGGCCATAATAATTTTTGGTACGCAGTGGAATGTGATTTTGGTACAGGAATGGTACACAATATTGCATGTACATCTGCGAACAGCAACGAACAAAGATAGGCAAGAGTGAACAAATAAAGGCAATAAAATGATTAAAAATGTTTTAAATCAGCCTGTTAATGAACAATGACGAACGGTAACGCACATTGAAAAACGACCTCGTACAACCTACCTTTCTCTTCCACGATTACGAGACCTTCGGCACCAGCCCCTCTCGTGACCGGCCAGCCCAGTTTGCCGGCCTGCGCACCGACAGTGAGTTTAATCCGGTCGGCGAACCCGAAGTGTTCTACTGCCGTCCGCCTGATGACTATCTGCCACAACCCGAAGCGGTAATGATCACCGGCATTACCCCGCAGATAGCGATGAGTCGCGGCGTGATCGAAGCTGAGTTCGCTGAACGCATCCATGCGCTGTTCACCACGGAACAAACCTGTGTGGTGGGCTACAACAACGTGCGTTTCGATGATGAAGTGACGCGCAATATCTTCTATCGCAACTTTTACGATCCCTATGGCTGGGCCTGGCAAAACGGCAACTCACGCTGGGATCTGC